CCCAGTCTGTAGAGTTCAAAGTAACACCAAAGTCACGATAAACCACATTGGCAAACATTCGCAAATTAAAATGCGGGTCATATCGATCATCCTGAGTAAACGTTATATCATCAGCATTGCCGAGAAGTGAAACGTTATCAAGAAATTGTGCAAGAGTCCACGGTTTTTCAGGTTCAAGAAGGGTCCAAAATTGAAGAAACTTAGCCCAGAATTCGTTGTCCGATGCAGTGTTCACTTGGCCAGTGAGATTACCACCAGCGCCAAATGGACCTTTTTCAAAGACAAAACCATCAGGCATCACCAAAGGAGTTTTGATGAGTTCAACGTAATAGCCCCAAATTCGTTCCATATTTTCCGTAGTACGATCTTGATCCCGCAAAAAGCTGAACCGAAACTCAGCCAAAGCGAGAAGGAATTTTTCAATCAGAGTTGAATCACACGCCTTCAAATCAACAGATGCACCCCATTTATGGCGAGCCCAGTGACGAGCAAGCCAATGAGTGCCACCTTTGAAAGGCCTAAAACCAATCCCAGTACATAGAAGCAAGTTCGCATCAGCCATCTTGCGATTCATGTCATAAAAGAGACGTTGGCCTTTATTGGCGTGGACAGCGCAGACGGGAGAGATAGTGCGCAAAGCATTAGCAGCAATTTTCTCCTGTTCACGCAATTCGGATTTAACAGTAACTTGGGTAAAAGTTCTCCACCCATTGTTATGTCCATTGTTCCAGACATACTCACAATAGGGGGCATTGTCAGCATAGAAATCTTTCTTTTCACCGTACTTGAAGCACCAGGGCCATCCCGGAGACCCAGTGTTATCAACTCGTTCAAGGGACTCCTCCCAAGAAAGTATTCGTGAGTTGCAGAGATACGGTTTGTAGAATTTCGTCATCAAATTCCAGGTTCGCTCCCATCGCACGCTATCAACGTGGAGTGGAGGTGTCATTCTGAATTTTGAGATTGAGTGATATGCGGCAATGTCAGGAGTTGCGCAGCGTGCAAAGGTTGTTGGAGGTGTGATTGACATATCAAGCAAAAGCTGTTGCATGTCATGGTCAGGCGACTTGGCTTTGGAATTGCCAGGTATCGATTGCACTCGACCAAGAAGAGCCAGGTGGTTTCCCAGCCGGGCTGCATCTTCATGTGGTTCACACTTCCCCTTTAAAAGAGTCCCCACCCACGAAGGGTATTGAAACATGAATGGGGTTAGGGAAAAACCGAGGACTTGGAAACAGTTTCCAGCCAAGGCTGCACAGCCGCGACAGGCATAAAATAATTGAGCAGATTATTCGACACAGCACTACCACTCGTTCCAAGATGCCAACCAAGGAGTTTTCCTTCAGGCGTGAAAATACCACACCCAGAGTTACCAAGGACAGTGGAGGACTTGTGAGCCCAGGCACCGTCCCACTTGGATTTGTAGACATCATTGAACAAAGTAGAATCAGCAGGCCCGACAATAGTGCCAGGAGCAAGCTTAGCCACAATTTTGCCATTTTGTAGTTTGCTAACAGTAGCTGCAACACAAGGCTTTCCAGCCTCAGGCTGAGCTGTGTCAGGCGCAGGCATGACGTTGCCAGGAGGGGCACGCCAAGCTGCAATGTCAAGTAATGGGTGTAGACAAACACCGGAGATGACATCTCTCGAGGGATGAGCAAGAGAGGAAACAAGATCCGTTGTACCAAAATTTGGACCAAAACTCATCATGGCTTGTGAACGAGCATCATTGTGTGTGTGCCCAGCACCAACGGTGAGATTGGCCCAACGCGCAGCATTGCCTTCAGCAACAAAATGTTTTTTTGTTTGTTTGTCCTCAACAAATTGTGTGACTAGAGCAGCAGACTGCATCAT